GGCTGAAGTAATAGAATCTTTTTCGCAACAGTCGTTTTTAACTCAATACAGCCCTATAACTTTTGCAGGTATTTCTACCAGCAATCAATTTGGTTTACCTAATGATTACTATTTGATTGATAAAGTTTATTACTATCCATCAAAGATTCTTATTGATACAGCTTCAGTTGTTGTGCCTAATCAGTTTGTAGCAACAAATGCTATATTCCAAACCATACCAACAAGTCAAACTTTTCCACAGGTAAACAGTATTATTGTAAATACTACAACACTTGCTCAAGCAAGAGTTCTTCAGGTTTTAAACGCCAACACTTTGGCTTTGTCAGCTGATATATTTACAGCCGCTGGAGATAGAGCTGTGGTTTATAGTAATAGAAATATTGTTAATGTAGAGAAGGTTACTCAAAATAAAATATTTAACCTAACGAGCTCCAACTTAACAGCACCCTCAAAGCAGTATCCTGCTTATGTAAAGGGAGACTTCTCAACTGTTGGTCAGGAAGTTATAACTGTTTACCCAGAATCTATAGATCAATTTGGAGACATTCAGGTTAATTATATACGATACCCAAAAGACCCTAAATGGACTTATGTAAATCTTGGTGGTGGTGGTACAGCGTTCCCAGAGGAGCCTTTGTATGATCCTACTCAGCCAGACTTTCAAGACTTTGAGTTGCCAGCTTCTGATGAGCCAACTCTTATAGCTAAGATATGTCAGTATATAGGAATAGAAATTAGAGAACCAGATGTTTACAACTTTGGGAAAGCAGAAGAATCATTAGATACACAAGAAACAAGCTAATATGTCATATATAACAGATTATCAATATTACGAAAACGGAGGAGTAGTTCCTGAAGACCAGAACTGGGGTTCATATCAGTATGTTTCTTTAGAAGATATAGTCAATAATTTTATGTTGATTTATCAAGGAAACCATGAATTGATAAACAACATTAACAGGTATCAGGTTTTGTTTCACGCTAAGCGTGGTATACAAGAGTTGAACTACGATGCTATGAAGCAAATAAAAATATTAATGCTTCAAGTAGATGATCAGCTAAGATTTATTCTTCCTCAAGATTATGTAAACTGGGTAAGAATATCTCAGTACACAGAGGGTCAGGTATTAATACCTCTTACTGAAAATATACAAACTAATTATAGTTCTGCATATCTACAAGATAATCAATACAAAATACTCTTTGATATAGATGGAAATGTTTTAAAACCAAACAAATCTAAAATAGATATAGACAGAATAGCTGGAACAAAGCCAAGCATATATCTTAATCAAGGCAGTCCTTACAACGGGCAGCTTGGTTATTGTGTTGATGGTTGCTGGTATTTTGATTTTGGTATTGGAGCAAGATATGGTTTAAATACAGAAACAGCCAATCAAAACCCTACATTTAGTATTGACAGAATGGGTGGGGTTATAAACTTCAGCTCTGGTCTTGAAGGAAAGTTTGTTGTTTTAGAATATGTATCCGATGGTATGGCTGAGTATGAGCATGTACCTGGTGTACCTGGAAGTCAAGAGCCTCCTATACCTGATGTTAAACAAAGCAAAATAGGCGTACACAAAATGTTTGAAGAATACTTGTATGCTTATATAAAATACGCTATATTAAACACTCGCTTCAATGTTCCTGAATATCAGGTTAATAGAGCGAGAAAAGATAAGTCATCTCTTTTGAGAAATGCAAAACTAAGACTAAGTAACATACACCCAGGCAGACTCTTAATGAATTTAAGAGGGCAAGATAAATGGTTAAAGTAGAATGAGTCAAAATTTAAGAACAACTTTTGTAGGAGGTAAAATGAACAAGAGCGTTGATGAACGACTCTTGCCGCCTGGTGAATATGTGGACGCAAGGAATGTTAGGCTTGGGTCAACAGAGCAATCCGAAATAGGAGCTGTAGAAAACTCAAAGGGGAATGTTCAAATATCTTTCCTTTCATACGCAGGTGAAAATCTCAGTCCTTCCGCTATCTGTATTGGAGCTTATGAGGATGGTATAAATGAAACTATATACTGGTTTGTTCACGACCAAAACCATCCTTCAGGAAAGGTTGATATGATTGTTTCTTTAAATATGAGAACAAACATTCTAACCTATCATGTCGTTTCTATAAGTGTTCTTAATTTTGATCCTAAGTTTTTAATAACTGGAGTTGATAAAATTGATAATCTATTATTTTTTACAGACGATAAGAATCCGCCCAGAAGAATTAATGTAACAAAAAATTATGACGATCCTGCTGGTGGAGTAGATGGTATAGAACCAGAAGATATTAATGTAGTAAAGAAGCCCCCTGGATTCGAGGATTCAGTTGCTGGATACATTCCTTTAGCTGTTCCACAAGTTTCACTTCAAATTTTACCAGGCGATGAGAATTATATTACAGATAGGTTTTTGTCTTTTGGATATAGGTATAGGTATGAGGATGGTGAATACAGCGCCACCTCTTTATTTAGTCAACCAGCTTTTCAGCCCAGTGCATTTAGAATAAATTTAGATAATTACACTAATGCTGGTATGATTAACAGATTTAATTCTGCTATTATTAGTTTTTCCACAGGTTCTAAAAGAGTAGTTCAGGTAGACTTGTTATACAAAGAATCAGTTTCTAATCAAATATATGTAATAGAGAGATTTAAAAAAGCTGACTACGGTTGGAGTGATAATGAAACACAAAGCTTTACTTTTAAGAACTCTAAAATATACACTTTATTAGGTTCGGACGAATTGTTAAGATTGTACGATAATGTTCCTCATAAAGCAAAAGCTCAAACCATACAAGGTAATAGATTGATGTATGGAAACTATGTAGATCAGTTTGACATAGACAGTTCTCCAGGTGTTCCTATACAGATAAGCTATCAGACTGAGCCTGTTACTCAAACAATTGGTGGTGTGGGGCTTCCTACTCCTACTTCAGCTTCTGCTACATACGACATAAACCCTGCTGGAGCTCAAACAAATATAGAGGGAGCTGTGGTTTTTGACTTAACTGATGTTCCAACTCCTATAACTCAAGGAACAACTTTCACCTTTAGTATTGAGGTGGTTTCTTCTGTAAATGTTGGAATAGAAACTTCAGGAACAAATGTCGATGCTTCTTATCAACAAAACGGAGGGCAGGCTTATGATATTTCATGGATATTTACTGCGAGTCAAGATTACTCTTCGGTAGAAAATATGTTAAATAGCTCTGAGTTTTCTGAAATTATAGGTACTACTGCAGCTGGAAACTTTCAACCTGTAGCGACAGCGAGTAATGGAGTAACTCTTACGGATAGATTCAACGCAACTATAAGCCCAACAATCCCAAACACAATCCCTGATTTAGAATTTATAAATTCGGGAATCTCTGGGAACTGTGGTAGCCCCACAGTTATTGGAAACTGTGTTCAACAAGGTTTTGGTTTAGTGGTTAACGGTCCAACTTTTCAGCTTACAATACCTGCTGTTCAATACTCTGATGTGTCTGGAGGAGGTAATTCCGATCAGTGGGAATACTTTGACATAAATGCTTTTGGGTGTACTGTGGGGTATTTAAAGGCTTCAAACACATTAAGCCTTCATAGTAATAGAAACTATGAGGTAGGCGTGGTTTATATGGATGAATATGCCAGGGCATCTACTGTTCAGGTTTCTGACGATAACACTGTGTTTTTTGATTCAAGCACAGCTGTTTCAAAAAATAATATAAAAGTAACACTAAATAACCCTCCTCCTTATTGGGCTAAAAAATATAAGTTTGTAGTAAAACCAAGTGAGGGTACATACAACACTGTTATAGTTAATACTTTTTATTTTGACGATAATGATCCTCAAATTTATTATTTTAAATTAGAAGGCTTATCTACTTCATTTGTACAGGCTGGAGATGTTTTGATAGTAAAGTCAGACACTCAAGGACCTGTAAACACAGAAATAAAAGCAACGGTATTAGAGGTGAAGGCTTTTGCAGCAGGCACCATACCAGGAAATACAGGGCCAAATGGTAATTTACCAGGCCTCTACATGCTTATAAAGCCAGGTGGTTTTAGTGTAGCTGAAATACCAAATGCAAATATTAGTTACGGAAACAAGACTGACGAAGGAGATACTTGTAGTAACACTCGTTTAAATTACTCTCTTGCTTTACCAGGAGGTCCACCTTATGTGGATTACGATTTACCAGCTGGTAGTAATGTTAGAGTTAGAATATACAACTGGAGGGGAGAGTCTGGAAGTAATTGTACAAGTAAAAAATATTTGTTTGACGAGACATTTACCGTTACTCAAGATTACCCTAATTTTTATGAGTGGCTTGTAGGTGATAGTATAAACTTAACAACGGGTACAGCTCAGGCTACCAGTGCATATCAAGATTTTTCTCAGATTTATACTGATTTTAATGCTATTGGTTCTACCTGCTTTCAAACAAGACTTCATGTTTGGAGGAATGCAGCACAGCATTTGTTTTTACATAACAACGCAGGAATAAAACAGTGTTCAAACTTTTGGGGAGACACAAGGCCAGGTCATGCTGAAACAAGAATAGAGGTCACCAGAAGGGGAGGTCTTTTAGTTTTTGAAACTGAACCTGCTGATGCAGATCCAAACTTTTTTTATGACGCTCCAGAAGCGTATGAAATTGTTGGGGGTAATCATCAAGGCGGAACAGCTGATGGAGATCAAGATCAAGATTTATCAGCTGGAACTCCATTGAAAGTTACAATAGCTAATGCTAACTGCTTTACTTTTAGCAATGGGGTTGAGAGTTACAAAATAGAAGATTTATGGACAGGAAAATCATTTGGTCTTGGCGAAAGAGTTTTAGCTGTATCTAATCAAGACTTCTCTGAGGCTGATAGATTTGCATCTATGACATACAGTGGAGTTATACAACCTGGAGCAAATGTAAATAATCTAAACGAGTTTAATCTTGGTCTTGTAAACTTTAAAGACTTAGAGTCTTCGTTTGGACCAATCATGAAACTATACTCTCGTGAAACAGATATACTTGTTTTGCAAGAAGATAGAATATCTTATGTGCTTTCTGGAAAGAATGTTATAACAGATTCCACAGGTGGTGGCGCTATCGCATCTGTTCCTGAAGTTTTAGGAACTCAAATAGCAAGGATTGAGGAATATGGTATAAGCTTTAATCCTGAGAGTTTTGTTTCTTGGGGTAGCTCAATGTTTTTTACAGATGTTAAAAGAGGGGCTGTACTTCAGCTTCAAGGGGCAAGCGCTAACAGCGACCAGCTTCAAGTTATATCAGAGTATGGTATGAGGTCTTGGTTTAGGGATCAGTTCTTAGACCAATTAGAAACTCAAAAGCTTGGAGGCTACGACCCTTATATGAATGAATATGTTTTATGTACAAACAACAGAGAGAACATATCTTCTACAGTGTTTTATGATTGTGGAACTACTATTGAGCAATTTGATGCTACTGGAATTTTAAGTTACGATATTGATTTTGGTAATGGATTAGGAGATATATTGTTGAATTATACTGTTACAGATGGCGAGGTAGATATAGATTTTACTTGGAATGGAACTACAGAGTCATTTAGCACAACTGCTGCAAATAGCACAGGAGTTCTTACCATAGATAAAAACTTACCAGCTCCAACTACAGCAACTGTAACTATAACGCCAACAACCGATACAGCTACTTACGAGATTCAAGGAGGCTGCCCTCCTTCTAATGAAATAACGGTTATTAAAGTCGTGGTAAATGGAACGGATACAGCAGGTCAATTTACTACCTTTGGTTATAGCTGGACTAACGGTACTTACAACAGTCCTTTGTTTAATCAACAAACAGAGCTTGATTTAGTTAACCCATCCGCTTATAGTTCGGCTACAGGGGAAGCTGGATTTGGCGTATTCCCTTATAATGGTGTTGATTTAACTATGTCTATTACACAGACAGGTACAGATAATTTTGTTTTTAATCCAGGCACTAATTCTTTTAAGTATCACACAAGTGATACTCTTTACACAGATTCTACTGCAGATATAAACACTTTATTATCTTTATCTACAACAGTACCTCAGCCTTATAATAATCCAAGCGGAGACAACTATAATGTAAGTATAAGTCCTTTTGGGATTCCATTGACAGATAATTATGTTTACCTTATCTACGACTTAAGAAGTGTAGTTGAAAACACTTTGTGTTATTCTACTGATATAAACGAGGCTTGTTGTGGATGTGTAGTCACTTGCAACACAGCTTACTTTGGCCCTCAAGAATCTACTATAGTTGATGTTTGTAATACCAACACCAATACTTCAGGATCTGCTCAAAACTCATTCTCTGGGTCTGGTAATATACCTATATTAGGAGACTCTTGTTTCCTTGGAACAGAATGCAACGTATCTACTCCTTTATTACCTGGATACTACATCGTTGACACAGCTTCTCCAGCAGTATCCAGTCCTAAAAATTGGATAGAAGTAGATCAATATGGAATTGTAATTAACACAGGAACTTGTTAAAATATGGCAACAACAGGAACATATTATTTTGACGGAGGGACATTTGCTTCCTCTTCGTATCTTTATACAGACGCAGGTCTTACCACCCCAGCTGCTGAGGGTTTTTATTCTATAGGCGGTATCGTAAGAGAAGTGCTTAATGGAGATGGAGAACTTGGCGTGGTTCAATCTTGCCCGTCTTGCATACCAGAGTGTAGTTATCCATTAGGACCTACTTATCAAACCACTACTGAAACTGCTGGAGAATATAATCACACTATAGAGGTTGGAGCAGATACTGGAGCTATTATTGTTGAGGTAACTCCTTGGGGTTCTAATGTTGGTTTTACATGGACATACAACGGTCTTACCGCTTCAGAGTATACCAATCCAACTTACGGTTATTTGCAGGGGGTAATAGGTGTAGAGAACCCATCTACTGGAGATTGTAGTGCTCTTCCTTTAACTAATGCTTCAGGAAGTAATGGAGCTACTTTAGCTGGCAACACTTTCACTTACAACGCTACACTTAATGAGTATATTGTTGGGTCGGCTATAACCCTTGGACCTATATCTGACGAGTCTTCTGGCGGTGTAACATTAACTCCTTTAGCTCCTGGTAACTCCTATATGGTAATACCCAAACCAAATGCCAATCCTCAAACTATACAGATAGAAGCGCTTGTAACATGCGCTCACGCTGACTTTACAATAACAACATTTTGCCCTATAACTTTACAAGGCTTTGATGGCAGTGTTGCTCACGCTTCATGTCCAGGTGCTTGTGCTTTAAGCTATACAACTACTTATTATAATGTTCCTCCATCGAGTAATCCAGGTCCAAGCCTGGGTATCCCAAGTGTTAATGATTGGGTTTTTACGGATGAAAATGCTGTAACAGCAGTTTCGGATGGAAATTATTCTGTTGATGTAAACGGGGTTTCTCATTGTATGGCGGTAGCAAACGGAGTAATAACAAACTTAACAGCATGCTAATATGGCTAATGCAGAAACTATAACATACGCAGACGATGTAAAAGGATGGCCATCTTTTTATGACTATTTACCTGACTACATGATAGGTATGAACCAGTATTTTTATACATTTAAAGGTGGTAATATATACAGGCACAACGTAGGGGCTAATAGAAATGAATATTATGGAGTGCCACATAATTCAACCATAACTACTGTATTTAATACAGACCCATCCACTATTAAACTATTCAAGACAATGTCTTACGAGAGTAATGATGTTTGGACTTGCACAGAACTTTTTACAGATTTAAACACTGGATCTATGCCAGCTATCAGTTCTTGGAGACAGAAGGAAGGTGAGTGGTTTGCTTTTCTTAGAGAGAACGCTGGAACTGTAAATTTAAGACACAGAAGTGTTCAAGGTGTTGGTGAGGCTACCGCTGCTGCTGGAGTTGTTGGAGCCATTGTAATTACCTTTGGTAGTGCCACAGCTCAAAACCCTGGCATCTCAGATTCTGTTGCGATTGGTGATATTGCTTATGGTCTTATTGCTGGAGTTCAAACAGAGATTGGTCCTATAACAGCCTTGGGGTCTGCTACTATACCAGCGGCTACTGCTGGTACCCCTTTCCCAGTAGTGCAATACAATATTACTGTAGACGCTACTTTAACAGGTGTAACGCCTGCTCAGATATTTACAGTCCCTGGTCCTGGCGCTTTTATTTACGCTGTAAAAGACCCGATTGCTGAATCTACAGGAGCGAGAGGATACTTTATGCACTTCACATTATCTAATAGTAATGTAGAGCCTGTTGAGCTTTTTGCTGTTAACAGCAATATCATGAAAAGTTTTCCGTAGAATTTATTATCTTTGCGATAATGAAATTGTATGTCAGACCATTAACCGAAGAAGATTACGATAAAACACTTAGGCAGTGGTGGTTTGATTGGAGGTGGACACCGCCATCAAGAGATTTCTTGCCAGAAAATGGAACGGGTGGGTTCATTGTTTATGATGGGGAAACCCCTGTATGTGCGGGGTTTATGTATGAAACCAACTCTAAAGCAGTGTGGTGTGATTGGATAATCTCCAATATAAAATACAAGGACAGAAACAATAGAAAAGAAGGCTTATCTTTGCTTATCAAAAGAATAGGTGAGGAAGCAGAGAGGCTTGATAAAAAATATATATACGCATTGATTAAGAATAAACCACTTATTAATGTGTATAAAAAACAAGGATTCGTTGAAGGTAGCTCTTACAGTCACGAACTAATAAAAAAAATTTGATATGGCAGTAACCACAGCAGCAGTCGTTGGTATCGCTACAGGAGTAGCAAGTACAGCTAAGTCTTTTTCTGACGCTGCTAAAGCAAAGAAGGCTCAACAAAAAGCAAGTGAAGATGCGGCAAGGCTTATGTCGGATGCTCGTAAAAGAGCTGAGAAGAATGAGTTTGAAGGTCTTACAGTTCCTACGGATGCTTATGAGGCTGCTTTTGAAACTACATTGGCAGCAAATAAACAGCAGGTAGAAGCTCTACAAGAAGGAGACGCTCGTGCATTAGCGGCTGGTGTAGGTAGAGCAGGAGCAGCAGCGCAAGCTGGCGCTGAAAAGACTCGTATAGCTATGGGTCAAGACCTTTTTAATGTTCAAAAGATGAAAGCTCAATCCAGAGAAAACATCAAGCAACAACTTATTGGTATGGATGTAGGTGCGGCTAAAGATGCTAAAGCTGAAGCTGCTTATCAAGAACAATTAAGAGCTCAAAACATACAACAAGGTATTAAAGGTATTGGTCAGGTAGCTGGAACAATAGGAAGTAACGCTGCTTTATTTAGTAAAAAAGACGCTACAGATGCTATTAGTGGTATAGGGGATAATATTGTTTCAGCTAACGAACCTTTAATGAGCAATGACTTTAATACTCAGGCTGGAAATTTTGCTGGATCTTCAAACTATAACCCTACTGAACAAACAAGCTTTCTTTTTGATGATGCGCTT